CCGCCCAGCCAGCCTGCGCATCACCGCGCGGCTTTAAAGTCGATGATGGACGCAAGCCTGGTCTCACCCTCCGCAAAATCGCTCAGCAGTATGATGCACGGCTACAAACCGCAGGGCGATAAACCCTCAAGCGGCACGCGCAATGCCCCGCGCGCGCATTTAGTGAGACAGTCGTCGTCATCATACAACGATATCGACAGCACCCTCGACCGCCTGATCGCCAAAGCTCTCGTCGGCGGCCCGCAGACCACGGGCGTGCTGAGCAGTTTGTTTGGTTTAACTCCGAGCCTTACAGGCAGATAGCTTCTTAACTCCCTCTCCCGCGTTGCGGGAGAGGGTCGGGGAGAGGGTGAGGGGTGTTGCAGAACGAATGCACTCTTAAATGCAACAGACCTCACCCTCTCCCTCCCATTGCAAGAGCAATGGGCCCCGCCCTCTCCCGCAATGCGGGAGAGGGATTTTTAGAAAGGAAAACACAAATGACCACCTGGCCCGATACACTGCCAGTCTCACCGCTGCTGGAAAACTTCCAGGAACTGCTGCCACAAACAGCCATCCGCACCGACATGGACACCGGTCCCGCCAAAGTGCGCCAGCGCACCACGGCGGGCGTTGGCACGCTGATGGTGACGTACATGCTCAGCACCGCCGAAACCGTGGCGCTCGATAGCTTTTATCAAACCACACTCTCCGGCGGCGCCGTCTCTTTCAGCTACACACATCCGCGCACCAATGCCACGCTCACGTGCCGCTTCGTCAATCCACCGGAGTATATGCCCGTCAACGGTAACTATTTTAAAGTCACGCTTACATTGGAGGTGCTGCCATGAGCCGCAGTCTTTCTTCTTCGATGCAGCAATCGTTATTTGCATCCGAAACAACAGATGCATTCATCGTACTGCTCACTATAAATCATGCGTCACTACCACAGCCCATCTGCGTGACCAGCGATGAAGTGATCACGGTGAGCAACGGCGCCAGCTTCGTGCCATTCCCGTTCGATCTCACGCTGCCGAATGATCTCGACAGCAAATCGTACCGCGCGAAACTAGTGATCGATAACATTGATCGCTCCATTGTGCAGGCAGTGCGTTCTCTTACAACAGCACCCACCGTTCTCATTCAAATCGTGCGTGCCGCCGCGCCGGATGTGATCGAGGCGCAGTTCGTTGACTTCACGCTCACCAATGTCACCTACGATGCCTACCGCGTGCAGGGCGATCTGACAGTGGAAGACTTCACGGCAGAACCCTTTCCGGCGGCCATTTTTTCACCCGGTTTGTTTCCCGGATTGTTCTAAGTTATGAAATATTGTAATATTATTACCAATTTAGTATTATTTTTATCATTAACTAATAATATTAGTTGATTTTTTAGATCTAACTGCTAAGTTTAGGGTAAGGAAACTAACTAGAGGGAATCACTACAATGACAAAAGCAACTTTAAGAGACAAATTCCACGCTGCTACCGGCCACGCAAAGAAGGCTGTTAAGATGTTCGTAGCGATCACTGAAAAAGTTGTTGTTTCCTTGGCAACAGAATTCGCCCGCGCAGCGCTGAGACAGCACACCGGCCTGGCGCTGGCAAGTGCAGGCCTGAACCTGATGGCGGCTGATACCCGTCACGGTTTGAGCGCGCAGAACCGCAAAGACCTGACCACCGTTCGCGCGAGTGGCGATAAGGGCGCAGCTTATGCCAAAAAGTATGAGGCTAAAGCTGGCGGCCAGGCTCTGGCGCGCAAAGCTCCGGCGCATGCCATGTAAGTTTTAATTTTCTCCAGCCAGAGAAAAACCCGCTGCGGTAACGTAGCGGGTTTTTTCATGGCCAAAATCTAACTACTCAAATTTAACCACAAAGAGGTAATCCTGAAATGCCGATCCCGATTTGGGCGGGGCATTATATCGGGCTGCCGTTTCATGAACACGGGCGCGACCGCTCCGGCCTTGATTGCTGGGGTCTGGTGCGCCTGGTCATGGCCGAGCAGTTCAATATCGCCCTGCCGTCACATGCCCACGAATACGAACGCACCACCGCCGTCGATAAAATCAGCGCGCTCATCGCGCGCGAGTCCGTCAAATGGAAGATTATTGCTACTAGCCAGGTGGTCTGCGGCGATGTCGTCGTGCTGCGCATTCGCGGCAAGCCGATGCATGTCGGATTGGTTTTAGGTGACCGTCACATGCTGCATATCGAGCGCGGCATCAACAGCGTGATCGAACGCTATACCGGCCCGCAGTGGTCAGAGCGCATCGCGGGAATTTATAGATACAAGGGGTTTTACGATGACAGTCTCGAATAATATAGATGTAAATATTGTGCCGCACCCGTTCGCGGTCGAGCGTGTGCAGCACAGCGTAGAGGCGGGGCTATCCATCTCCGCCATTATCGCGCAGTTGCAGCCCGACCCCTGGCTCGCGCGACACGCCCACGTCTACCTGAATGGCGATTACATCCCGCCGCCAGACTGGCCGCGCGTGAAACCCAAAGCGGGCACACAGCTCAGCATCCGCCTTGTGCCCATGGGCGGTGGCGGCGGAAAAAGTCCGCTGCGCACCATTATGTCGATCGCCATCATGGCGGGTACGGCGGAAATCGGCGGCATGTTCGCGGGCGAAACTTTCATGGGCATTGGCCTTGGCAAGATCTTCGGCGCCGGGTTTAGTCTGGTTGGTAAGCTATTATTGAATGCCCTCGCGCCGCCACCCAAGCCGCGCTTCGCCTTGAGTGTGAAACAAAGCCCGACACTCTTTTTGCAAGCCGCGCAAAACCAGGCTTCGCAATTTATGCCGGTGCCGATTGTACTGGGGCAACATCGTTATGTGCCACCGCTCGGCGCGCAGCCTTACACCGAAACGGTGGGCGGCGACCAATACCTGCGTATGCTGTTCGTCTGGGGCTATGGGCCCATTAACATCACCGATCTCAAAATCGGCGAAACGCCTATTGAGGATTTTGATGATGTGCAGATCGAAACGCGGCAGGGGTATCCCGATGATGGGGCGATCACATTATATACTGACAGCGTGATCCAGGACGACCTGCAAGTTTCCCTGACAAACGCCGGTGGCTACATGCTGCGCACCACCGACACCGATGCTGACGAAATCTCGGTCGATATCACCTTCCCGCAGGGGCTGTTCCAACTCAATATGGATGGCAGCAAATCCGCCGCGTCCGTCGATGTTTCCGTCGATTATGCACCTGCCGGGAGTGGCGATTGGACAAACGCAGGAACTATCAGCGTCACTGCATTACAAACCGTGGCGTTGTTGGAAGGTCTGCAATTCGCCGTAACGCGCGGACAATATGATGTGCGCCTCAAGCGCGTCACGCCTGATAGTACCAGCGATCTGGTTTATGATGATGTGACTTGGACGGCTTTGCGCACCATCCGCTACACGCAGCCGATTAATATGACGGGGCTCGCCATGACCGCCTTGCGTATCAAGGCGACAGACCAGCTCAATGGCGTGATCGACAAGCTGAATGGTGTGGTGCAATCGATATTGCCGGATTGGAACGGCACGGCGTGGGTGGCGGGGCCGACCTCCAACCCCGCCTCAATTTACCGCGCAGTATTGCAGGGTACCGCCAACGCAAGACCTTTGGCGGATAGCCGCCTCGATCTGGACCGGCTGCAAACCTGGCACGACGACTGCGTCACCGCTGACCGTGAGTTCAACGCCGTCATCGATTACAGCGTTTCGGTTAGTGACGTGTTGCAGGATGTCGCCGCCGCCGGACGCGCCAGCCCGATGCTGATCGACGGTCTCTGGTCTATTGTTGAAGACAAACCGCAGACTGTACCCATACAGCACTTCACGCCGCGCAACACCTACAGCTTTCAGGGTAATAAAGCCTTCACCGATTTGCCGCAGGCTTTACGGGTTCGTTTTATCAACCGCGATAACGGCTGGCTGCAGGACGAACAGATTGTTTACGACGACGGGTATAATGCGACAAATACAACTCAATTTGAAGTATTGGAACTGCCCGGCATCACGAGCGCCACGCAAGCCTGGAAAGATGGCCGCTACCATATCGCGACAGCGCGGCTGCGGCCCGAAACCTACAGCTTCTGCGCCGATATCGAGCATATTGTCTGCACGCGCGGCGACCTGATCCGCTTCACGCATGATGTGCCGCTGTTCGGCCTGATGAGCGGGCGTGTGAAGTTGGTGACCGTTGTCGATGGTTTGACGACGGCGGTGACGCTTGATGCCGCTGTAACCATGGTGGCGGGTCAATCTTATGCTGCGCGGTTTAGGTTATCGGATGGTTCTTCGCTCGTGCAATCGCTGACGACCATAGCCGGGACGGGCAATGTGCTGACATTTACCACGCCGGGCACAGGCCCAGCGGTCGGCGATCTTGCCCTGTTCGGCGAAAGCGGACAGGAAAGTGTCGAACTCATCGTCAAATCCATCACGCCGCAGAATGACTTAAGCGCGCTATTGGTTTGCGTCGATGCCGCGCCGGCGGTCTTCACAGCGGAGGATGGCGATATCCCGACCTTTAACAGCCAGATCACGGTGCCACCCGAAATGTTGCGGCCGCCGGTGCCGGTGTTGAGCCAGATTCAATCCGGCCAGACGACGCTGATTTTGAATGCTGATGGCTCGGTGACCAAC